TACGCGCATACGGCTCTGCATCTGCCTCTGACTTAAACCGTGAAGGCCACACACGGCACATTGTTTCTGCGCGGTAGTTTAGGTTTTCTTCCGAGATCATAAAGTTGCCGCTTTCGTGCGCGGCCTGTCCAAGCAAGTGTGCGCCACGATTGGCGTTCAATCCGTAATGCTCTGCAATGGCACGGGCTGTATTAGGACCAAACGCGCCATCAGGTGTTACCCCGCATGTCTTTTGCAGCAGTTTTAGTGCGTCACCTCTAGCCATTATTTTCTCCCAAAGAATTTAGTTGCAGAACGCACAGCGAAGCTGCTGGCGACGATAACACCCAAAGTGTACTGATACCACTCAGGCATCGTTTCCAGCGCTGTAAACCCCTCTGCAACGGCTGTACGGCCCCATTCGCCCGTAAAGCACAGTATTAAAGGCACTGAAAATAGCAAAACTAAGTATTCGTCTTTCCAACTTGACTGCGTACCTTGCGCCATAATCCGTTCCCAATCCGCAACGGACGTTTCTTTTGACAGCATGATAGCTGCTTTGCTTTCAGCTTCGGCTAGTTTGATGCGACTTTCGGCGGCTTGTTTGTCAGCCTTGCCTTTCAACCAGCCACCCGCCAGTTCAGTCAATGGGCCTATTAGTGCCTGTATCATTTCTTAGCTCCCATGTTGCTAAATCCAAAGTAAGCACCCACCAAAGCGCTCACAGACACCACATAGATGTTTGCTATGTCTGCGATTAGGCCTGCGGCGGTGCTTAGACCCGCTACAGACGCCCCTAGAATAGCCAAAGGGTATAAAACCATCCCAGATAGCGCAAACCACGTCATGCGCCTCTGTGCGTCCCTTTTCGCGTCTGCATCTTCCATTAGGCGCCGACGATCTTCCAGCATGATCTCACGTTCGTCAGGATCAATCTTGCCGTTCTTGTTTAAATCGTAGTCATCAACCATTCCATGTAACCTTTTGCTATACGACGATCTGAAGTGATAATAGCGATCTTATTGTCATGCGTCAAAACCGCCCACCTATTGCGCCTAAGCTCCACTAACTTCAAGGCAAGCAACAGTCTGGCTGTTGTGTACAACCAAACCCTCCTGTGCCTTTCTCCGCTCCTGTTCGCATTCTTGTAACGTACCAAATGAAGGGCCAATTTGATAATACTTCAGTGAAGCTGCTGGGATGTACTGTATGAATACAAGTATATACAGCATCACCACTTACCTTTTGCTTTGCCCATCAAATAAACAAACAATGTCACACCACCAATAGAGGCAATTCCTAAACCAATCATTACGAAAGTGTTGATTAAGTTGTCGATTTTTTCCTGCCGACGATACACAGCTTCTTTTTGCATTTTGCGTTGTTCTGCTTCAATCTGAACAATGCGCTCCCACGCCGAAGGCCCGTAATAAAGAGAAATATACTGACGCAACTCCTCACGCATAGCCTCCGCGCGTTGCTGTGCGGCCCATATTTCAATAGCAGTAGTGTCAAATTTAGGGTCTAGCTTTTTCCACAGAGGCGGGTCTTTAGCTTTATCTCCAAGGTAGTTTAGATCAGAAATGGCTTTACCAAACTGTGATAGATCACCGCTTAGTTCGCTTATTTCTTTGCCAACAGAAACAGCTTTCTTGATCCCGTTAAACGCGACAGTCGCCATGCCTATGGCTGTCGCAGGGTCAATCATTTCATGCCGCCCTTCATGTCCAACACATTATCGTGATCACGATGGATATATTTAAGTTCGTTTTCAACCACAGCAATACGCTGCTTGATGCCATTGATCGCACCAATGCTCATCATCATGCCATCAATGCTGTCCCAGATGTCATCAGCTTCGTCCCAAATCTCATCTATGTCATCGCTGTTTTCTGTAACATCACGGCGAAGATTAACATTATCCTCAATTGCCATGCGCGATCCAAGCTGAGAAACTGTTTCTTCTAAATCGGCAATCGTGGCGGCTTGCTGGGCAGTCCACCACACGAAACCACCACATTGCAAAAGGATCACGCCGATCACAGTTATTGGCAGCTTCATATTTTCCATAACGCTACTTTGTCATTAGCTGATGAATGTCCTTGCGCATTTCCTTCTGATCGCTGCGCATTTCTTCCATCATCTTTATCATCATGTCAGTCTTTTGCTCTAATAGCTGAACCTTGGATTGGTTGGTCAAAATGTTATTCAATACCCACCATACCGCGCCGATTACTGCGCCAACCATTGCAATAAACAATGCCGTATAATCCTGTATGAATTTCATCATCCGAACCCTAGTAACCATTTGCAATCAACTTGCCGTAATCACCCGACATTAACTTCTTTTTAACATATTCTGCGAACTCTTGCGACCCCAGTTTCAAACCGCTTTCATTCAACCACATTTCGACCACAACAAACGGGATACGACCCGCCAAGCGCATGTCAGATCGCACGTTGTGACCCTCAATGTTACGCTCTTTGTTCCAGTCCAAAATACGCTGAATGTCTTGCTGACGATTGACGATAACCTTCCCATCTTCAACAGCGTAATTTGTGTTTAGAATAGTATCAGTCATTTTTCTTTGGCCTACCGCGCTTCTTAGGTGCTTCTTTTACTTCTTCTGCAAAACCATTAGCAATCATCACTTTGGCTTCTGCTGCTGTAACTTCTACCACTTCGCCCTTTTCAGTCTTGCGACCTTCGACCCAAGGCTTGCGGTCTGTCGTAATTTTAATTTTCATATCAAACCCCTGTGTTTGTGAAAGGGGGCCGTAGCCCCCAATCTATTAGCTAACGTCTGCGATAACGCCGTGTGCTTTCTCTGATGTGACCTGTAGGCCATATTCAGCAGAGATCAAACGACGCTCTGACAGACCGTTTTTCGCAAGTGGTTCTTGCTTTGCAGTCTGTAGATACGCAACCGCTGCGTAGTTTGGATCAAGTACGAACACATCGCGTGAACGAATGTGACGCGCTGGAACAATCTGCAATTCACCGAAGTCTGAGATATAGACGTCGATTGCTGCGTTCAGCTTGCTATCTTCTGCTTCTTTGTAACGTGTCGCGTTACCTGTGAAGGTAGAAATAGTTTGCTTTTGCGATGATCCACATAGAACAACACTTGGCTCTGCGCCTTCATCCCAACAATCAGCAATAACACCCTTTAGGATAGTTTCTGTGATCGCACGTTGTGTACCGTCTGTCGCCGCTGCGTCTGGGTAGCCTGCTGAACCTGCGCCTGATGTTGTACCATCTGCACCGCCAGCGCCGCGCGCTGTGTTGGTTGTCAAGAACGCAGGTAGACCCGCTGTTTGACGTGCTGTTGACGCTGAACCTGCTGACGCAGCTACGTTGTCCAACAACATTTTTTCCATGTCGCGCTTCATTTCTGACAGCTTATAAGCAATCTGCTTTGCAACAGTTTGCGCATCAGCAACACCATTAACCGCTTGGTTAGTGGATGAAACTTCTACTGTTTTTGTAGAAATCTGTGTGTAGTTACCTTTGCGAACCGCGTTTGTTGGCGCTGAGTTTGTCGCCGCATCGCCTTCAACTGCACGGTTGTCTGTCGCTGCCGCCAAATCCACTTCACTCCACTCGAAGTAAGTATTATCGACGTTGCGTGTGCCGATTGTACTCATGAAAACGGTTTCAACGGGACTGATTGAGGCTAATGCCGCATCGAGGTCTTCACGAATTGTAGTGACGTCATACGTCTGGTTGGTATTTGCATTTACAGCCATTGGACTGATCCTTTCAAAGCAAAAGTTTTAAGAGAGCAAAAAGTTAGCGACATCATCAATGCCACCGTTCTTCTGCATTCGTGCCTTCGCTTGCTTTCTTTGACGCTGCTTGTCAGTTTGCGTAGACTTTTTTGCAGATGGTTTAGCAACAGGTGGCTTATCAGCTACCTTTGCTTTAGCCTGATCTTTGCGCGCGACTGCTTCACGATAGCGTAGTGCATCACGCAAGATTGCGACTTCCTCTGCGGTTTGGACTGTAGAAAGCATCTCATCCGTTAGTTTGTAATGCTTCTTAGCCTTTGTCGTAATGTCCATCATAACGGCATCACGCTTTTGCGGATCAGCGAACTCTGGCATCCATTCAGCTAAACGCGCAGCCTCTTGTTCAAGGCGTTGTGCTTGCTGTTGGCGCTGTTGTTGCTGTTGCTGCTGAGACAGTGCTTGCGCTTGCTGCTCCCATGCTCTCCGCTTGTCTACTGCACGACGGTATTCTGCCTCTGCTTCCAAATAGCCCAGAGGGTCACTAGCGCGTAGTTCCTCGGATGGATATTCTGGTACAGGGGGGATACCCTCTTGCTGCAACTGTTGCATCATAGATTGCAATTGTTGGCGTTCTTGGTTGGTTTGCTGTACTAGCGCCTCAACCTGCTTACGGGCTTCGGCATTTTCTGCCATACCCTTTTGGATGTACTCTTGCCCTGAATAACCACGCAGTAACTCGTCCAAGGGTACCTGCTTTTCTTTACCATCAACTTTGACAGTATAAACAGGCTCTCGTTCGGTTTCGGGTTGTTCGTTCTCAACATCCGCAACATCGTCATCAAACTCTAAGTCATCGTCGGACAATGTATCGACGTCATCCTGACCCTCGGCCTCTGCCTCTATCGCCTCTGGCTGTTCGTCAACAACCTGATCGACAACATCTTCAGGTGCTTCGTCAGAATTAACTGGCGCGTCCATAATCAAGTTTTCGGCAACTGCGCCTATATCGTTACCGTTGATCGGTTCAGTCGTTTCCACGGTGCTGTTCCTTCCGTTTCTTGAGGATCGTCACGGCGTCTACATCAGCCTTTAGACTAACCTCGATTGCATTTAGCGCACGAATGATTGCGTGTGCTTCCTCTCGCCCCTCAACGTCTGAGGCAGCGCTATCTGCGAAAATGTCTTTCTGACGTTCCCGCAAATCCTTCATAGTCTCAATAAAGTGTTCGTGATCTAGCAGTGCTTTAGAACGTGCTGCCCGTATCTCAATATCCACCCATTGCTCCCATCATGTTTGCATTGTGTTCGCGGATCGCGGCTTGTTCTTCTTTGACCTGCTGAACATCAACTGCTGTACCGTACTTGCCCAGTATCTCAGCAACCTTAACTGCCAAGTCCTGAACCATGTCATCACGCGCCAAGTCGTCATCCATAGCTAACTTGTGCATCTTATACTGTTGATCCATCTGTGCCTTCGCCATGTCTACCTGCGCGCGTGTCTGTGCTTTCATCGCTTCGGCCTGCACTAACGCTGCATTTGGATCGGGCATCGGCGGCTGTTGTGCTGCTGCTTGCTGTTGCTGCATCAACATCTGCTGCTCGATCTCTGGTGTGATTGGCAAGAAGTAACGCTCTGAATTTCGCACACCGCCCAGCGCCAACAAATCAGCCATTGTGTTTCGCATCTGTGTAAGCGTCACAACGCCATTCATAGGTCCGTAAGTCTGGTAAACCTGCTGCTGGATCGTAAACGCCTGCATCAACGCTGCTGCGCGCTCTTGTTCGCGCCCTGTGCCGATACCTACGTTTACAATCAAGTCCATTTCAGGATCAAAGTTGGCTGGGTTTACTGGCACAAACTGATTGTTCAATCTGGCAATTTCTTCACCGTCAATATTCTTCATTGCCAATTCCAAGATAATACGGAACAAGCGACGCATACCGCCCTCTGCAATGTTTCGTGCGATAACCTCCGCTTGACCCGCCTGACCTTCAATAGACGCCGCAACACTCGTTGCTGTCGCGCTTTTGAGTACGTCTGGATCAAGACCCTGCGCCATCTTAGAAACGCCTGTCTTGTTGTCCACAAGCTGATCAAAATACTGCAATGCTGGTAATGTTTGACCTGCCGTAAATGGTACGGCCATTTCACCAACAGCCCCCATTTGTTTAACTCTGACGATGCGCCCAATCTCGTTATTGAGCAAATCATCAATATTAGCTTGCCCATCAACGATTTGTAGCGCTGGGTTATTTGTCAGTGCCACGTTATCCAGAACACCGCGCAGCATAGATGTGGCTGCGTCCTGATCGTGCATCACCAGATCGACCAATGATGTACCAAAGAACGCATGTGGCTCTGGATCAACCTCAAAGATCGCGTATGGGGCCATATCAGCTTCATAGAAGTTCAATAGCTTGTATCCAGCACCTGCACATAGGAATTGATACAAACGTGGCTTACCAGTACCGTCAATGTCCAGTTCCATGTATGCTGTTGTAACGCTAACTTTCTTAGATGCTGCTGATGTGTTTTCGTCGTCATCCTCGTCAACAGTGTAGCCGCGACGCTCAAACTCTGCCTCGTCATCCATTGCTGAATAACGGCCACCGTCAACATCGTGTAATTCGTCTAGGTCAAAGCCCATCGCCAACAAGTCTGCGATCCGCATTTCTGTGGTGTGGCCGATCACATAGAAGTCATCGACGGAACGCGCGTTGCGATCTACGAAGAAATCTTCTGGCGGGATGCTTTCAACCTTGATGTCGCCGTCGGTCATTGTCCGTGCAATCTTTACATCATGCAGCGGCAGATCAACCTCAACGCCCATTTCGTCAACGCTTACAGTCATGTATTCGGTGTGCTGTACAACCTCAACATCATCCTCATTTACAAGCAATTCAAACGCATCTTGCGTTAGACCAGTAAATGTGTGCGTTTCCTGTTCTTCGCGCTCATCGAAGTACGCCATTGCAATGCCAGCTTTTTTAACCATAGCGTCTTGCAGTACGTCATTCAGGATGCGGTATCCGTCTTGCTGCTGAAACTTATAACCGATGTAGCTGGTCATCTGCTCGGCAAGTGCAACATCCTCTGCGTTACGCGGCTGGAACTCTACAAACTTGTCATTGGTCAAAAAGATACGCTGGATGCTAGGCTTGATCCCACGCACAACTTCACGGCACTTTGTCGCAACAACTTGGCTGCGGCCTTCTTCGTATCCGATATCAACCTCGCCATCAAAGTAGCGCTGGGCCTTAACACGTTGCGGTGAAATCTCTCCTTCGATGAAGTCTACCGCGTCCATGATTGCTTTGGAAACGATGCCCTCAATTTCTGTGCGACCAAGTTTTTCAAGTTTCATGTCGTTTCCTTATTGAATTAGTCCGCGCAAAGGTTCACCGATAGCTGGCCCAATGACATTTGATACGTCATCAGAAACTACGCGCGATCCCGCTCTACGGCTACCTTCTGCCACTCGCGGAATAAGCACATTGATGCGCCGCTGCAATTCTGCAATTAAACGCTCGTCGCTGATTGCTCGGCGCACGAACTCTGGGTCATCGCTTACCAATATTTGAGCAACCTTTGCCCGCTCTGCATCGGTCAAGCCACGACCCATGCTATCTACTATAGACCGCGTAATGCGTAGCACAGCATTAGGATCGCCATACGCACCAACAGACAGCAGATCACCTAAACCTGCCCTGCCCTCATCTCGTGCGGCTTGCTGTGCGTCTGACGTGATAGAGCCGCCAGTAATACGCTGCTTCGCTAACTCGGCATCCTCTGCAATTGAAGCCTTGCGTACAATTTTTTCAATTTCAGCGTCAGTGAGGAGCGTAGCAAAAACGGCCCGCTCACCGCTTTCTTCGTTTGCTAGTTTACGCATTAAAGCTCGTCGCTGTTCGCCCTTCATCATACGCTGCATAGCTGTCAGTAAACCCGCTTTATAGGCAGCTACAGCATCTGGATTGCCAAGATATTCGTCCTCTAGCTTCATAATGTTTATATTGACATCACCTGATAACGCTTTGCGACCATCTTCAAACGCATCACGGTTTAACGCTACAGCTGCCGCTTGCGTTCTTGCATCCATCAAATCTGTGCTTGCATCGTCCAGCTTACCCTTCAAATACAATTCCAAGTCTTTGGTTGCCGAAGCGACATCTCTTATCTCATCTTTACCTTCTTTTCTCGCAATGTCACGAACAGCCCTGCGCACAATTTCAGCTTCTTCTAAAGTTGGTCGTCGCGCAAATACTGGGATGCCATCATCATTCATTTTGAACAGCGGTTTGTAGTTTCGGTTTTTACCCTTCAATCGCTTGTCGCGCTTTATCAAGGATGCGCCAGCTTCAGGAACACCTTCTAATGCAGATGCTAGAGCAATAAATACTTCATTATCAGCTTGTACGCCTTTAACACGGGAATAAGCCTCTGTGATCTTTTCTTGCGTTAGCTGATCGGAGGCAGCGCGTTTTCTTACTTCGCTTTCAGCTTGACCAGCAGTCGTAGCAACATTTGGCCCAGAGAGATATTCTTCTACTTGCTCCATTGTTGCTGTGCGGGCAGTCTGCGGCCTGCGCTCTAATCCCTTCTTAATGATACCCGCCGCTGGGCCGCTTTGGTTATACAAGCTTCTAACCGCCCCAGCCAGAGTGCGATTTTCAGCTAAGAGCTTACCGTCAATCAAGTCTTTGATAATTTGCTCTTTGCTTTCACCTGTCTTTTCAACAAGCCTTTGAATTTCACGCTCCACCACGCTTGCACCTTTGCGACCCGTTGAACGTCTTGCAGCATCAATAAGAGCCTCAAAGCCTTTGGTAGCATACTCCCCAGCCTTGAAGCCCAACAGGCCACCGATACCCCCAGCAATCGCGCCAGAGGGTGTGCGTGTCAATCGGTTGTAGAAGTCACCCTCGCCAGTGTTAAATGCATACGTTGCGCCACCCAACGCAGACTTTAGACCAACGCGCGTCAAACTAACTGGTGCGCTACCGCCTCCCGTAAAAACTGCGGGCGCAATCGCGCCGCCCGCTTCATACGCCATGCTCTCATATGGGTATGCTTCGCTATACGCTGACAAGCCGCCGCGTATATCTTCTAGTATTTCTTCTACTGGCTGACCCGTTACAGCCGACCGCATATATGCTTCCATCTCATCAGCCGCACCTATTGTTAATCCTTGCGCTGCGGTTCGTAAGCGCTGCTTTTCAACTGGCGGCTTATTAAGCGCTTGGTTCAGCAAATCTTTTTTCGTAGCCATTAGTCATCTGCCTCCAAATATTCTCTGCGCCATTCTTCAGTTTGTTCTTGCCAAAACTTTATCCACTCTTTGTCGGTAGGGAAGCGCGCGTCATCTATTGGCCTTGGCGGCACCATTAAAATAGTTGGACGCTGCGGCAATTCACCTTTGTAACGGTAATCGGGGAAAATATCTGTTGGCAAACCTGCCCGTTCGGCAAACCCTTCATACTCTGCCCTGCGCTCATCGAACGTTCCCTCTGCGCCTTTATACAAACGTGTTGCGCGATCAACAAAGTCAGCGCGTTGCGATGCTGTAAGCAATGTACCGTCTTTTAACTTCTGTACCATCGCGGCAATACGCTCACCGTAGCCGCCTGCTGCCGCTGCTGCCGCAAATTCGCCCTCACGAACCACCGACTGTGGATCAAGCATTTTCATGTAGTTGAAGATCAATGACAAATCACCTGCCGCTGATGGTTGTTCAACACTTTTTTGGATGCGCGTATAAGCTGCAACGATATTGCCGAAGTCTTTGACCTGACCCAAGCCAGTGAACTCTTTACGCAAATCACCGCGCATTTTTGTTAAGTCTTTTGCATCAACAACTCCCGCCTTTTGGTCTTTGATGTACTGCATGTAAACGGCGCTTGCATCTGCGCCGTTACGAATTGCGTCCGCATACATCTTGCCGTTTGGCATTTTATCCAGCATATCGGCAGTACGATTGCCGCGCATACTCGCTGCCCTCATCGCGCCTTGCTTGCGAATATCAGCACCTGCGCGCATCTCTGGATGAATAAGCGGATCAAAGGATGCCGCAAGGTTTTCCAAGAAATTTAAGCCTGTTGCTTCATCGCGCTTCATCATCCGACCAAACAATCCACCCATTTTGCCACCAATCATGTTTGGCTTCCTTTCTGTCATCTTCGCCTCTAGCGGCATGTTGCGCGGACGTCCATCTGGTAGACGGCCCAAAACACTTTTGATGTAATTTTGCGTTTCAGGGTAATTCGGAACACGCCCAAGTCTAGAAACTAGGGTTGGCCCAGCATTGTACGCGGCAAGCGCCATGTTTAGATCAGGAAACCGCGTCATCATCTGGTTAAGGTAACGCGCACCACCCGCCAAGTTCTGTTCAATGTCGCGCGGATCAACACCTAATTCTGCCGCCGTGTTTGGCATTAACTGGGTTAAACCATACGCACCTTTTGGGCTTTGCGCTGTCGGATTAAAGCCGCTTTCTTGCTCAATCAGTGATATAAACAAATCCTCTGGAACACCATAACGACGTGCCGCTTCACGCGCTAAGTTCATGTAGTATGCGCGCGTGTTCTGATCCATTATTGCATACCACCTGCTACCTGTGCGCCCATCTGCATATAGTTAAACAACCCAGGGTTGAACGAAGACGTTTGACCCATCATTGCTGGCGTTCCGTGTACAGCGCTGACAAATGGCGCAAGTGCCGCCTGTGGCTGTCCCGCATAACCAGCAAATTGCTGTTTACCCGCGTTTATAAGGTTCTGCATCATTTGTTGCTGCATTGCGCCCTGTTGCATCTGCTGGTTCTGGATTGCTTGTCCGTACCCAAATGATTGCTGACCTGCGCTCTGCAAGCCCTGTGCTGCACGGAAGGCATCATTCATGGCTTGGTTATAACCCTGCTGGTTCAGCGCTCCCACGGCGTCTAGAGCTTGCTGTTGATAACCTTTCGCTGCCTCTGCCATCGCAATCCCATGTCGTGAACCGCCAAAAGCGCCAGCTTGCGATGCTTGCGCGTCCAACGTGTTTAGTCCCATTTGTGCGGCACCGCCGACATCACGAAGCGTTTTGTTCACCACCGCCTGTTGGTAGGGGTTCATCATCTGCTGCGCTCGTGCTGCTGGATTTGCGTATGTAGCCAATGCGCCCTGCTGCGCTTGTGAGGCTTGCGTGTATGGATTGGCTGCTGCCTGAACCATATTTGGGTTTGCACCACCTGCCATAACTAACTCCTATTTACCGCCGCCGCGTGGCTGCATTTCTAATGTGTAATCTTGCTGTGAGGCTTGACGTGAGCCAACCGCCCCCGTGACGGGATCAATTCCAAAACTTGCTATGTAGTCTGCTTGTGCTGGCGCTCTTTGGCGAAGCCCCTGAACCGCATCATCGTATAGACCAATTGAAGAATAACCCTGAACACCGTTACCGAATGTTTCCGCTTGAGGCATGTACTGCTGACCACCTGTCCCCTGCATTCCAAACGCACCCGCCATTTGATCTGTCCCAGCAAACGCTGCTTGTTGCAGTGGACTAAAAGCTGCAACCTCTGGACCCGTATATGGTACATAACCTGTGGCAGATGCATCCGTCGCTAAGTTTATGCCTTGTTGGTATGCTTTCTCTTGCCACGCTGGAAGCGTTGCTTCGTCAACTGTCTGACCGCCTTTAGCCATCTTCAAACTCCTTCAGGAAACTGACATGCTGTTGTTTCCAATTTAACGGGGCTAGTGGTTTCTTCCAGCCCATGCGTCCTGTCATTGTTGCGGCTGTACACCCATGTGACTTTGCCCATTCTTTGACATCGTGATCCATGTCTAAAATCTGGTCCAACTCGCCACCCGCAAGAAAAATGTTTAAAACCTTCTTTCTAGGATATACCACAATTTCGGTCACAATACACCCCCTTGGTGCGGGCCACAACTGCATGTGTCCCTTCGAGATGCTGTCTACTATATCTGCGAACTCATGTGTGCCGCCTGTGTATTCCAATGCAGCCTCAATCCACGGCCTACATCTTTCTAGATCGTCTGATAGAACAAAATCTTTCATCCGTGTAACCTCGTTATGTGCAGCGTAGAAGCTGGCGCTGCGGGGGAAAACGCTGTTGCCGATGTCGCGTCCAAAAAACCAGAAGTGCTGGATGTTGCCCACATGACTTGTAAGTAATCATTAGATTGTACATCAAACTTTGCGCTTCGAGATGCAACAAAAGTCGCCCCATTGTTATGCAAAGAACTAACCATCGTATTGTTAGGTGCATCTGTACCGTTTAAGCGGGGCCAAAAATAAAAATTTACCGTTGCCGCCGATGACGAACTAATTTGCGCGGAAAACATAATTAAATACTCACCTGCTTCTTCAAAGACAATCTTAGTTGCATCCGTTGCATCTAAAGAAATGCTTTTGTTCCCAACAGGCGCGTCGTACTGAATTGCATACGCTGTATCCGCTGATGCCGCATTAACATCTGTCGTGCGGTACAATGAGCAATGTCCATCTTCTAAAATGACCTGCACAAACTCATTGTTCTTAGAAACTACTGGATAGCCGTTTTCACTATCCCACAAAAACACACCGTCTTCAGACGGGTTATCATCTGCCGTTTTGAAGCCCAACTTAGCTAGATTGCCCTGTAGGTAAGCTGTAAGCTGTCTACCCCACTGCCGCAAGTCTGGTCCAATTGGTGGCAGAATAGGTGTGGGCATTAGCGTCTACCCCCAGCAGTTACATCTAATCGCATCGTTCCTACGCGCCATTGACTGTATATTTTGTCACCGTCTTCATTCGTGTCGGTTTCTACCCGCATACGAATTTGTCTGCCTGAAAACCTGACGCTTGTTTCGTTTTTAGGGTCAAATGGACCATGTTCAATTTCATCGTTTTCAGTGCCATAATCAATGGGTGCGCCAGCAGCATTAAAGGCTAAGACAGCACTCTTTGTTAGCTTGCGACTGACATTTGGATTGAGGCGTGACTTGAACTTCAGATTGACCTGTCCCTGCGTTTTTTCATCAGGGATAACTTTTTTAACCCGCGCAATTTGCTCACCTGTGCCAATCGAAACTGGGCCAGTCTCAGCGAATACAAGTTTATCTTGGTAGTTTAGCCCAACCTCATGCTCATAAATGTCTGTATCTTCGTCGTGACCAGACATGAACATATAACGGAAAACACCACGCTCGACACCAGACGTGCGGGATAAATCACCGATCAACCAGTGATTTTCTTTATAATCCAAAGCAACATAGCGATCTATTTCTGTGCTGCTACTTGAACAATAGAACCACCAAATTTCACCAAATTGACCATTCGCAACTGCCCAGATTTTTGTTTGCTGCGCCGTGTTGATGTCGCCAAAAACATAGTCGTGAACGTCACATGGTATTTCTTGCACAGAGTTACCATCAAATCTGAAAAAGCCTTTCTGGCCCATCCAGAAAACGCCCATATCAACGTCAGCCGCAGCCTTTCTTGAAATTGCCCCGCATGACGTGCCTACGCGCTCAAAGCCATAAACGTATGGTGGGCCTAGATAACGTGCTGTATGCGCGTCTGTGTCCGTTATAATGAGCGTCTGACCCCGTGTACGAATGCCCTGCATAATTTGACCCGCAGTTTGCAATTCAATATCACCAGCTTCATTGGTTGCCGCTGGGGTCCAATTAGTTAAGTCCTCACGATCACACCACTGCACCTTGCGGCTGTTTCCACCTGCACCTAAACAGAAAATAAAACGCTCCTCAGTAACAAGCATAGTGCGGTTGTTTATCGGCGCATTTGTTACAGGTTTAGCAACAGGGCGGCGTATCATTGAAACATTATCTACATTGAAAGCAGGTTCCGCGTTTGTGGCTGCATATATTTGCACCTCCACAGACGTATCATCTGTTTTCAATCTAAATTCATTGTCGCCTATAGCCAGTTCTTCGTCTAACAAAACCGTAGTCGTGGTTGTTCCTACCACTTTAATTTTAGCAACAGGGATTGTCGCAGGGTCAGCATCTGCATCTGGATCAACTACTGTGATCTTAACTTCATACGTGTCGTCACTTGTTAGACCCGCAACGGTTTGCTCAAGGTTTGTAGCAGTAGTCCCCGTCCACTCTGCTACTCCCGTAGAAATCGCCCAGCCAACACCTTTTGTCCAATCCTGATCTGCCGCAAAGTCACCTGTGAGGATTTCTTCCGAACCTACGGTTGTATCCAAGTCCCATTGCAGCAAACGACCATCATCATAATGAACACCAAGTAGGTCTTCGCCAAAGTTGTCTAACGCCCACGTTGTGGCTTCCTCTGGAACTGATCCACTGAACTGTTGAATGGGCGTACCAAAGTAACCAACGCCGTAAAATCCACTACCAAAACCAGACCCTACAGCGGCATCTTCCCTGCCTGTAGCCAAATCATGTGGCGTGATGTCGTATAAAGTACCCGCACCCGTCATAGAAACAAGTTGATCGTGCGAACCACCAGCTACCCAAGCAGTTGAGTTTAGGGCTTCCCATGTATGCATCCCACGGACAGGGTTAGTACAAAATGACGTTTTACGCTCTTGCCATCCACCAATTGGGCGAAGCGAATTGTCTCTCCACCGAACAAGCGAACCTTCACGCCAGCGACCAGATTGCTCATATTCTGTCCCATTTCGGTAAAAGCCAGCAGGTATATCTAAGGGCAATAATGTCATGATGGCACCGTAAATGTATGACTTCCAGTTGAAGTGAAGGTGTAGTTAACCCCGCCTATGGTCAACTTGCAATAACCATGCGCACCCCTTGCACCGTTGTTTGTGCCACTACCACCTGCGCCACCAGTACCTATCACAATCGTAACAGTCTGACTTGGGACAACAAGCACAGTGCCTGTAGAGGGTTGACCAATATATCGAGTGATGTAAGTACTAGAGTTCCAAGCGTACTGACGGTAAGAAGCACCATCGGTGCCGCCAGAGTATCCACCTAGACCACCGTTTCGTGCGTTGAAGGTGTTTGCACCCCCGCCGCCACCGCCAGCGCCATAAGCATTACTTGCTGGTGGGTAGCCTCCAGTATCATTATTGCTGTCACTATCCGCGCCACCTGCGCCCCCAGAACCATAATATGAGCTTTCACCCCTACTCATGCCAGTGTTGTATGTCGCCGCGCCACCTGCACCGCCTGAAGACGTAACCGTGACGGATGATCCGCTTGATGCATCGTTATATGTAAGCGTACTCGAACCACCCGCTGAACCTGCGCTTCCTGATCGACCTGCACCCCCGCCGCCGCCCGCGCCAATGATCTCATAGGTCATTGAAACGCCTTTGACTGCGCCATAAAACCCATTCATGCTGATATTGCTAGTTGTAGTGGGGATGCCATTGTTTGCAGTCGCATTCGGGACTAATGAACCACCCCTAATATACTCTGACAAAGAGTGCGGGGCAGAGCCGCCAAACTCACCCACAATATCAGTATTGAAACTGAGTGAACCTGATGACTTTATCGCCATTATGCACTTCCGTAAGCTGTGATGTCATTTTCAACTGTTAGCGCACCCGCAGATGTCAGCTTAAATCTATCGACCCCTTGATATGCAAACTTTAAATCGCTTCCACTTTGCGTAATTGTCCAATCACCCAAATCGACTGTTGTAACCTCTACCGTGGTAGCAGCAATCTCTCCCGCTGCGCCATATACAGCCGCCTTGCTGTTCACTACCGTACCTGCTGTCGCACCATCTAGCAGATTAAGTTCTGTCGTGTCTGATGTTACACCATCTAGCACGTTAAGTTCCGCAGCAGTCGATGTCACCGCACTCAGATCAGGTCCACCACCCGCACCGTTCACCGTGTTTACAATGGTGTCCAGAGCGTCATTGATCTGATCGCCCCAACTATCCTCAGAGCCACCAACTGTTGGTTTTGTAATGCTAATCGCCATAATTACGCTTCCTTTGCTAGTCGCATCATATCAGTTTATTAGTCGTCCGTCCACGTTCCGCTTGCCGTGGCATCATCAATCCAAATGCTAGTCACAGATGCATCACTTGACCAAGAAGATGTGGGCGCTTTGTCATCGTTCCAAATACCATCGCCCTCGCAGTAGCCTGCAAGCCAATAACGTCTGCCGCCGAATACGGAGTTAGCACCCGTTGCTAACGCATCTTTCTCAACGTAAATCGGATCGCTCATTCTGCATCCTGTATGGTTAGTGTGCCAGCCTCAACCTGACGCATGATCTCTGCGTAGTGGCGGTTGGCTTCTGATACTGGAACTGTCATTTCTACTCCATCAATTGAAGCAATGATCGTAGAATTTTCTTCTACAATTTCATCTCCAGACCTACTATGTCTATATTGTGCTGATGTGATATTCATGGCTTCCATTTTAAAGCTCCGCATCCAAGTTGTAATAATCAGCTCTTGTCCAGTTTCCTGTGACGGTTATTTGAGCGCTGTAAATACAATAATCTGCGGACAACTTGTCTATACTACTGCCGTTACTATTAGTGATTGCTGTGCTAGATGTAAGAGTAGCAGATGGAGCAGCCCTCATTGTGGTAGGCCAAGACATATCCATATAGTAAGTCATGTTACCACCATGTCCATTATAACCACGGCTATCAAATCTTCTTGAATAAAAATACCTCTGGCACCTCGCCAGTTCATCTCCGTATGACCGATGCTCGAAGGGGGTGGCTGTGTCGCCTACTTCTAGCTGGACGCCTGTGATGTAGAACGTAGGGGTTGAGCTTTCTAGCCAGCCTGTGGTGTCGTAGACACGATCTGCGTTAACTTCAGATGCCCATACCGTGGAAAATGTGCCGCTTGTAAATGTTGTCCCTGCGTCAATCCAAAAGTCTACGTCTAAACTACGGTTTGCATCGTTATCTAATGCACCTGATGTATCTCCATCAAAAACAATTACTTTCTTTTCCCATGTGTTTGCCGTAGAAATAGTGTAAGATTTTCCAATTATTCTTGTATTGTCATCATCTGTAAGTGATGCAGTGTACGTTGAAGCTACCGATGATTTAACCCAAAAAGACAAAGTTACTTTTTTTGCATTAGCAGTACCTTTTTCTAAATGCTGTAAGTCTTGCCCTTCAAATCGCTGAGTAATGTAAACGTAGTCCCCCGCATCCAAAGACGTTTCCGAAGCATCCATTGAAACTTTAAGTGCATACGCAAAGCCGTCTGGTGTGCTAGATGTTTCTTGGTCCCAGTCTACATTTCCATCTGTTCCGTTGTGTTGTATTCTCCAACGGTCACACATATAATCGCCTGATGCCGCAGTGTCAGCCGAAGTGCCACGCTGCCAAACATTCATTGCGCCGTTATACGTCAAGCGGCGGTGTGACAAGGCACCATCGTCATAGACGTTACCTAAGTCTGCTAACTGACGTGCCTTGCTCATGTGTTACTCTCCTAGAAGGGTTGCTAAGTCCAACGCCTTTAGTGCATCTGGGTCTGCTGCCGCAGCAATACGGGCATCGTCTGTGATGTCACGCAGTGTTTGCTTGTCAGTCGCAATCTGTGTTGTGCTGTTGCCAGCTTCCAACGCTTGCATAAAATCAATGTCTAGCTGATCTAGGCGTGGCTTACGTTCTGCCCGCAAGTTGTCCTTGTGTATTTCACGTGCAGCCTCCATGTCTACATCGACAGCATCGCCATTGAATGACCAAGCCCCACGGAATGTGCGGTCTGTTGGAACTGTTAGAGATGCCGCATCACGAACATCGCCGTTGATATTGATGTAAGTTGTCATTGTGCAATTCTCCATGCGTTTCTAAATGACCGATCACTAGGGATCATTTCAACAGGGACAATCTTCATGATCGTTCTGTTTCCTTTGTAGTCCCGCCACACGGCAGGGTCTATGTCTTTCATTACCAGATACTCTATCGCTTCTTCTTCAGTCATAGCACCGATAGGTTCTGCGTAGGGGTGTTCCTTTGGCTCTCCGTCAGGCACCAAACGATCACGCTGGTAGGTGTCAATAGGTGGCAAGATGTCGCCCTCTAGTGCCGCAGCCATCCAGTTTGGATCAGGCACAAGTACCTTGGCAGGTTCGTCAGGTGCATTCGGGTCTTCAAATAGCACACGATACTTAGACTGCACTGGCTTCAAGCGTGACTTAGCTTCTAGTAGGCGTTCCCAGAGATGCGTCATGCTAGGTCTCCTAATGCCAGCCATGAAACTGGGCCGTCTACAAGAGCGTTGTCATAAATATAAACATGATCTCTACTTGCAGTAAATCCAGAAACCTTTGTTAAGATATTATCATTAGATGAATTTGTACTTGCACAACCAATACAAGCATAATTTGTTGAAGCAAAAGAAGTAGTCATATCTATAAAAAGCTTACCTGTTCCATTATCGGTAAACGATGAAACATTAAAACTTTCATTTGTCCAACCAGAAGCATCTACAAGTGTTTCATTCAAACACCAAGCCTTAGCCGACCCATTCAGGACATAGCTAGTCTCTACTGTATCTGTGCCATCGGTGATGTTGGAAACGTTTAGTGTACTCATGCTAAGTCTCCGTGCGCTACTGCCCAAAACTTAGATGGGTCGTAATAAGAGTTACTATAATATCGCCAAGTAAAGCTGTACCCACTTGCTGTTGGTGCATTAATAATACTAGCCATAAATCCGTATTCATAAGCAGCACTGTCACTGAGATATTGACCTAGTAAAGAATTAGAATAAAGGGCATTATCAAAAGAGTTTGTCCACGCCATGGAATAATTTCCAGTTCCATTATCAGTAATGCTAGAAGTATTGAAACTATCCTGAATACTTACATTTCCACCATTAGGACTAAGTGATGCCGTATAATCATTATCTAGGTGATACCAAGCCGCCGCAACCCCTGAGACTGCACGACTAGCTGTTTCGCCTGTGGCCTGAATATTTGTGACCTTTAGAGTACTCATGCTAAGTCTCCGTTAATGGTAAAGCATCCAGTTGTGCAATCATACAAAGTTGTGCTTGGACCATACCTATGCCAAAAAGTAATGTTTCCAGCTTGCATTGCCGTTGTAGTGTGTTTTATTTCTAAGCCCATTAAGGCAGCAGACGCAGTTGCGCCGCCTTGGTAGTATTGAGAGCAAGTAGTGACAGAATAGTTTGTATCACTTAGGTTATTAGTTATGGTAAACGTATAGTCGCCTATGCCGTTGTCGGTTATTGATGTAGTATTAAAACTGTCTCTAATCGCAGCCGTCCCAGTTCCATTCCAGTTACACCAAGCCTTCGCAGCACTTTGCCCCGTCAGCGTAATCGGCCCAGTACCAGCACTATCACTAATTGTTGTTGCTCTAATCTCAGACAATTGCCAAGTTCCCCCCAGTTGTGACGGTCAAGGTAACGCCTGTGTCAACGGTTACTGGACCTGATGCCATTGCATTCTCAGTTGCATCAATCGTAACGTCTGCCGTTAGTGTCTGGTTATGCACACGGAAGATGTCTCCACGTCCTGTGTTCGCATCACCGACATCCCCGTTGTCACCCTTGAAGAACGATCCACCGCCACCAACATTGGCTACTTGGAATGTCTCAAAGGCAAGTATTTCAAGTGTGTCACCAGCAGCGGCCCCACTCGTGAGAACAATATTGACGCCATCAGTGTCGCTGTAATCAACAGACGGAACCAGCTTGACCCCATTTAGCCAAACAACAACAAAACCAGAGGTAAACCCTACTGTGGTAAAACTTGTCTGCCCCGCAGTTGCTTCGAACTTCTGGCTTACCTGCGTAGCCTGTGGAACTGGGATGCTGCCGATGTATCCTGACATTTCATGTCCTTATGGTTTTGTAGGCCATACTACATCATCAAGCGATGAATAGCTATTTGTGATGTCACGCAACGCCTGACGATATGCTGTCTGCTCTGCGGTCATTGTTAGGTCTGATGATGCCCACCAGTCTGTCTCGGCGATTAAGCGATTACGTTCTTCACGCAATTCTTTCAAAGGCTGTGCAGCTACAAGCTCGTCCTTCTTAGCTGATACCGCTGCCCATGTTGTACCCCAGTCAGAAGGATCGCTGCTTTCGATTGCTGTGCCATTGGCATCACTGCCAGTGACCTTGCGGAACATCTCGTTGAACTCCGCTTCCGTTGTTGGCTCGCCACGGAGTACCCACTCTGTGACGCCTAGTTCGCTTAATGCGTTTGCTATTGTTGTCATTGTGTTGGCCTCCTTTAGCCAGCGATTTCTGTAAGTGTCACAGTAGATGCTGTTCTACCCGTGTACGCAGCATCAGTATCATAGAATGTACGATTTACTGTAATAGTATATGATGAACCGTATGGTGATGCCGTGACAAGTCTGTAAGTTACAGCAGAAGTAGTATTCGGACTATGTAAGAATTTTATACTTACAGGTATTTGGTTATAAGACCCATTGTAGGTAGTGTCTAAATAACCATGATACGTTGATCTTATTCTTGAACCAGCTGCATCCCCAATTAAAATATCTGTTCCGTCAGCTTGCAGTTTTATATCATAATGTGCGTAGGCACTTACATTCATGTTTACGTCAACCAGTATTTTACTAGTTGCGCTTGATGGCGTGATTGATGTTGTCAATCCTGCTATTTCTGTAAAAGATGTTGATGAAACACTGGCTGTAGATGTCATCACTTTCTGCTCTACCTGCAACACCTTTCCAAAGTCAAAGCTAGAACCGTCTGTTTTCTGGATTTCATCGACTTTTATTATGCTGGTCATTGTGCGATCTCCTGTGCAATAAAATAACAAAAGTTATTGTTAGTTGTCGAGGAGTTCCATCCATAGTATGCAGTGCCACTGTTGGTGAAGCCATACAAAGTATATGTGACCGCCGAGGTTGAGTTTGGCTCGTCTAAGAATGTCGATCCAGCCATACCCCAAGGTTGCCCGCCGCCGCCAAAAGCAAACTGAGTGTTAGCCAACTGAGTGCCGTTGCGAGCAATAAGCCCATACGCATAGCCTGAAGTAGAGTGAACCGAAAAGTTACATGTTATTAATATTTTGCTGCTCGTACTTGTAGGTGTAATTACAAGGTCATAGCCCGATGATACATAACTAGAAGATGTTGTTGTAAACCGAGTGCTAAACTCTGCATCATCCACTTGCACGACCTGCACCACAGACCCAGCGATCGGCTTCAGACTAGGTATCTCAACTCTGCTACCCAAGTTAGGCTGAAGATTATCAACGTAGAGTGTACTCGTCATCCTGCAATCTCCATTAGGGTTATAGATGATGGCACTCTGTGGTCATAATCAGTAGATGCACTATCACGGTATGATTTGTTGATCATTACTGAACCAGACGACACTGCGCTTGCTCTGATTTTGTAAGTTGTCGCAGAAGTCGTTGCGGGACTGTCCATGTAGTTTATTGGGTAGCTTATAATTACACCAGAGTTACTTGCTATATAAGTGTAAAACATTGCGGATGCGCTTTGTCTGTTTGTCGAAGCATCGCCTTGATAAATTGCAGTATTGCCACGGGTTAAGTTTAGTTCGCCAAACGATGGGCTACCACTACTAACATTAATTTGTGCAAGAATTAATATTTTACTGCTTGTTGATGTCGGCGTTATCGAACACTGTAAACCTGTATCTGTTTCTGTCGTTGTGCTGATTGTTAGAGCTGATGTTAATTTTGCACTAACAACCTGCAAAACACCACCAACGCCCTCGATACTGTGACCATCTGCTATCAGTATCTTATTAGCATTCGGACCTGACAGTGGACCTTTAAGCGTTTGTACTGTTAATTCACTAGCCATTATACCACCGTAAAGGTTCCGTTAATCGTGATAGCTGCATTTACAGTTACAGGACCAATCACCATTGCATTACGACCTGATGCGATTGTTACAGGCGCGTCAATGCTATCGTCGTTATTAAGCACACCGTCAAAGTTCACATCGCCAGTGACAGTCAACTGCTTGTTGTTCTGCGCAGTAGTTACAACTCGACCAATGTATTTGCTCATGTCTGCTCCAGTACGCTTAGAATAACATCGACACTTTCATCCGTGTCGCTTTCGATGGTTACAGGGTTACTCTCCAACAGAATAACCTTGCCATCGAGGACTGATAAGGCCGAACCGCTTGGTATCGCTACATCTTTCACGATATGTACGTGCGCGGCCTTAACAGAAACATTTACTGTCGAGGAAGTCACATTGGCTAGGTTACATCCAATAACCACCGAAGTCGTACCTGCTGGCACCGTGTAAACGGTTTCTTCTGATTGACCAACAGAGGAAGCCGTGTAGTTCTTAAATGTATTAGCCATTGTGACCTGCCCCTATTACGCTACGTCGTCGATTAGCGCAGCAACAATTACTTCAACTGTACCTGTTGAGGAAATTGCGTTGATGTCTGCGATTGTTGAGTTTGGCAAACGTGCTGCAAAGCTTTCGTTTGGACCAATGACAACTGCACCAGCAACGCTTGATGTCGCCGCAGTGCCGTCAACAGTAACATAGATTGAACCGCTGTTCGTATCGACGTTCTTGATGTACAAGAACTTTACTGTGTCAGCTACGTCAATTGCTGTAGGCGCTGTTGAGCTATCTACCGCTGTGTAGTCTAAAAACGTACCAGCGATCAAATCTGAACTTGTGTTGTCAACAGATGATAGCTTGTAGTACCACTTGTCATTCACATCTTCAGGTGTAACCGTTGTGGTTGCTGAGAATGTTTTTGCAATCTCGTCTGGAAGAACGGTAACTTCCATTGTGCATTTTGCTGCATCAGCCATGTTTAATCTCCTTTATCCCAAGGCTATAGCAAAGGCCAGAGCCTCACCCGCCTGATCGACGTTGAGGTTGGCCCTAGTTGTTTCCGCGTCAGTTACGTTTAGCGCACCCGTTACGGTTACGTCACCACCTGCTGTTATAGCACCTTGCGATACTATTGTCCCAGATGATGTTATAGCCCCACCGTTGATGGAACCATTTGCAGTCACGTCACCAGTAGCATTCACACCACCAGTTACGTTGACATCTGATCCAGACGTAATCACGCCTGTTGTTGTTAGCGTAGAACCAAATATATCACCGCCGATAAACTGCGATGCGGTAACTGATCCTGACACTGTAGCATTTGCGTTTACTGTCACATCACCGTCAGAAGTAATCCCGCCCTCTGTGGCGATTTCACCCTGCGAAATAATGTTTCCGTTGACACTCAGATAGCCTGACACCTGAATATTGCCAAAACCTGACGTACCAGCCGCTGTAACGCCCTCTGTAGCCGTCAAGCCCGCCGCTTCGATAGAACCCTCAGCTACAAGATCACCCTGCAATTCTACAGTCTCTGTAGCGTTGATCTGACCAAAGACTGTAATGCCATCTTTTGTGGTTTCTAGCTTCTTAGTGTTGTTGAAGTATAGCTCAACTGACCCGTTTTCATCCATTGCCAAGAATGTCGGCTTGTTTGGATCATCAGCACCAATCGTGATGTTGTCGCCAAGAATATATAGCTCACCTGTGACGTTCTTGATATATGTGTCTACCGCATCGTGATAGACCTGCAAATCATCGTCATCACCAAAGTTGACCTGAATGTTGTCTCTGACAGTCCCGCCAGTTTTCTTGTCTAGCTTGTCGTCATTGAGATTGGTAAAGTTGTTGTCCACCTCATCATGCGTAAGAGGTGCGCCCTTGGTGTCACGTAGAGTAATTGTTGCCATCAGTACGACCTAATCTTTATCCGACGACCAGCGGAACCTGTTTTAGCTTTCTCGTTGTCTGCGTTTATACCATCTATTGCGCTCTGAAACAATGCCGCCCATGTTTGCATACGCGCATCCTCACCCAAGAACGGCGCTGAGTGTATCAGTGAGCCGTACAAATACGCATCAGGAAAGTATGTAAGTATAGGATTTGTTGTCTGGATGGCGCTTAAAGCGGGTATCTCGCCATAGTAGTACATTTCTAGATCATAGTCTGCGTCTGGCGCAGGGTATAGCTCAATCTCGCCTTGCGTAATTGCAAATGATGTTGGCTTTCCCACTGTAGAAGATTGCCCACGTAAAGTTTGCATTTCCATCGAAGAAATCAGTTCGATTGGCCTATCATCTGCTTCTAAATGCAAGCGAATAGGCTCTAGAAAGTCTGATGGTAGTGCGCTGTATCGACCATTTACGACAGCAGATGCGCGGTTTTCCATGCGCCAATGACGAACCCTGCGGTTCATTTCTGCCTCTGCAAGCGTAATGAATGTCTTAATCCGTTCTGTCTGGTCATCACGATCCAGAAAGTCTGCGATCACCGTTTGTAGTTCTGCATATGTTGTTATTGGCATTACAAGCCTCCGTATCCCATCAAACCGCCAAGGCGCTCGTTTCGTTTCTCTTTCTGATCGCGTAGATAGTCAAACACACCTAGCAAAGGCATAGCGCCGAACGCTGCGAATGTCGGCAAACCATTGCGTTTTATTTGATCCCGTATTTCTGGCCGCAACCAAATGCCCTGTGCTTTGATTGGACTGTCACCGTAAGCCTCACCCTCCAAGCGCAGCGGCCCAATATTCACGTCCAAATTGTTTTGTTTAAGTATCTTTTTTAAGCGGTTCGGAACATCGCGGCGGTAAAAGTCTATTGTGCCTTGCTTGGGGCTGGATGTCCCGCCGACCTTACCAATCGCATATTCACTGTACGGCAACGCAAAGTAATCGACTGATGGATCATTAACAGCTTCTATCAATTCGCTGCGTAGCGCGTAATCAAGCCACTGGTTTTGTGAACCCATCACGGGGCCGCCCACGCCGCCAAGCATTCTGCCCTCTAAATCTGGGTTGTCTTCAATGAAGAAGCGCTCTTGATCTGCGGCTGTATTTGCATAAGCTCGTGATCGGTTAAGATTGTTAGTCCTATCTATGATTTTGGGCATCAAGATTTGCGCAGTTATTGGATTGTCTGGCGGCAATATGTCTGGGTTGTTCAGCATCGCTCGCGTAAGTATGTATTCATCTCCAGCAATCTTTGACTGTATAGCTGGCTGTATCATTAGGTTGTTGATCTGGTTCAGTTGATCTGCATTCAACTCTGAAACTCTGCTCGGCATTGTGCTTTGCCCAGAAGACGCCATCCGCGCATTGTGATCGTCTAGCACTGCTTGCCTATAAACTGCATCGTAAATTTGCCGCTGCGCGCCCTCTCCCCCTGAGACATTTGCCTGAACGTCTGTCATTATGTCTACCATAGTCTGCCGCAACTCTGTCTCACCTGACATAGCTGCCATATTAAAGCGATTGCTGTCGTTCATCAAGGAATTGCCTAGCTCGTCATAGTCTTTTAGCTTCATGCCTTCGGAGTATGACAGTAGGCTGTTCTTATTCAGGTTTTGCTGCGCATCTGATTGTATTTCACCAACGTAGTAAGCCTGTTGCTGCCCACCTGTGTTGCTTAAAGGAAGAATACCTGTGCGGGTGTGAAATTGCGCAAAATCATCGTCCTCTCCAAAGTGGCTTGCACCTGTCATTCTTTCTGGGGGGAAGCTGTCATCCTCTGGTTCAAACTTGTATATGTTTTCACGATAGCTAGAAGCTCCTGATGGAAAGTATTGTGCGCCGTATTGAGTTTCATCTTCATAGAATTCCTCAACCTCGTCTAACCCTAGGCTTTCTCGAAGTTCATCAAAATCCATATTGTATCTAGCGTTTTCATCCAGAGCGTCCCGCGCAAGAACCTCTGCTCCTTCAGCCGCTGTATTGTAGCCACCCAGCGCGTCTGCCAAAGCTGCTTCCTCATTGGAAAACAATTCCTGCATGTCGCTAATCCAATAGCCCTCATAGTCCGCAAGAAAGTCGTCAAGCTGATCCTCGTCGTATCCTTCGTAGCCAGCGACATCCGAAAGATCATCGTCATCCAAGTCAGTTATTGGGCGGTATTCTTCATTCAGACGCTCTGGGCCGTACTCATTCAAATAATAATACGCCTCGTCCTCTAAGTTTCTTTCGACGTACTGCTCAATCATTTCTTCGTGGCTTGGCGGTTCTGCTCCTATAGTTCCAAAACTTTCGCGCACTTGGCGATCAAGTCTTGGGTCTGATGCCGTAAGCCACTTTACAATCTGGTCTTTCGTTACTGTATCATCATCCTTAAAGCGTTCATCTAACCCTGACCACTCTAGCTCGTTTTCCTTCGCGCCGTTTTTTAACAGCATGGCTCGCATCTGCTTATAGGTGCCTTTGTTCTGCTTTAGGTTCTCGGCGGCGCGGCGTGATGGGCTAAATTGTCGGGCGAAGCGCGGCGTATCGTCAAGGGGCGGGCCACCATTGTCTCCCACACTTGCAGCGCCAACCGATTGCGGATCACGACTTGGCGTAAGTACGTCGATTAAACCCTGCATGTCTCCATCACGTACAGAACGGGCTGCGTACTTCACATCAGACAGCGCATCAGTCGCAAGCTGGTCAACGCCCACTGGCAACGCAAAGGTCTCTGCCAGCCCCGCTGGCGCTGCTAGATAGCCCATACGCACCAAAGCTGCTGGGGCAAGCGTCATTGCCATTTCCATGCCCATATCACGGGCGGCAGCTAAACGCGCTGCGTTCGTTTGCTCTGGATCAAACACAACAGACGCATCTTGCATTGCGTTACCCATTGCATTGACGGGGTTCATTTCGTTTACAAACTGACCTGCTGGGCGAAACTGCGGCGGCAAGAACCGTTCAAGGTTTAAATCGTCAACGTAATCATCCAACATGCGGCGGCGCTCTTGACCGCCCATTGTGAGAAAATCAATAAAGTTCATCACGATCCCCAAACAAATATGTTAGCAAGCCTGACGCATAACCTCTACGCCGTGAAGGTGGTTGCATTAGCGTCTCTGCGCTGTCGCCCAACATCATACCAAACTTGCGCAACTTTCCAATGTCGTCCATCTGATTAACTTCGTTCAGCTTGTCGATGAAGTCCATACGGCCTCGCTCGTAGCTATGCGGATACATCAAACCCCGACCAACGCCATGACGCGGCCCATATTCACGCATCATGCGCTCCATATATTCACGCTGGCGAACGTCTTTGTCATCAATGCCTAGCGCTTCCAACTCTCGCAAAGCACGGGCGATCACATCGTCACTGTAATAATAGCCCTCTGGGCCATCTTCGCGCACACGGTACGCGTTACGATCATCTTCGGCCTCTCGCGCATACTTGTCACGCATTGCGTTCATAAGTTGGTCCATCAGCCCCTCACAGATTTCTTACCACGACAGCCCCACGCCTTGCGACGCACCTTGACCTTCTCAGTCTGCTTTTGACCGCTGGAACGTGCGCAGTACGCATCGCCCCGTTTTGTACCCTTAGCAGAGGTGCGTTTATGCGTACGACCCTTGCTGTCTTTATAGGTTGTGCCGTTAGCGTACTTCTTAGAGGCTGGGACTTTCTTTGCTGGCATCAATACATGCCCTGCATAAATTCATCAAAAGTTGATGTTCCACCTGTCATCAAATAGTTTTTGTACGCTTCAGCCACTTGAGGCGCTACAGCAAGAGGCATCGTTGCAAGTCGCTGCTGCATTCCTTCCGACGTATTAAATTGAAAGTTTGTTGGTTGCGCTGACGGATACCCTAACTGGTTAGGCACGTCTGCTGGACGATATGTCATCGTGTTCTGCATCGGCGCACCAAACGATAAACCTGCGGGGTTTGGTGCATTGATTGCCATGTTCCCTGATGGCGCTGGCGTTGATGATGGCGTTGGCGTACTAAGCTGTGGCGATGGCGGTGTTGGTATTGATGGTTGTGGCAAGTCTGGACGACCGACCATCCCAGCCCGTGCATATGTCCTTGGGCGATTGTAACCGTAAGGCGCAACGCCTGCTGCATTTAGCGCCATGCTATACAGCCCAGCGCCCTCAAATGTATCGCCCGACTGATTTCGGCCGCCGCCGTCTTGAATGTCAATATACCAAGGAACATAGTTGCCAGTGTTCGGGTCATAGTAGCCCCAGTTGCTGTCTGTGCGGCTGCGCGTAATGCGTTGTTGTTGTGTATCAGTAAAACCGCCATCTGGCTTTTCGATATTCTTCCCAGACGCCTTGCCAGAACCCTTGGCCTCTACCGCCTTTGTGTCGTCACTGGAAGGCTGGTAAGCTGCTTCGCGCTCATCCTCGTCCTTCTTGAATAAGTTCTTAAAAAAGCTCATTTCTTCTTACCGTCAATTTTAGTGTAAATGCAACCATTCTTACACAACGATGGGTGTGGGCATGTAGAGCAACGCTCGCCCTCTCTCAAAACATTATTAGGATCAGGCTTGTAACCTTTTTCACCTTCACGAAGTACGCTGTTTGGGTCACGTTTGCTGTACCGCATCATTTCTTCTTCCCGCCTTTACGGCCTTTTTTCTTATAACCACAAGCCATGTTAATTCCATCCTATCTTGCTAAGAATGCTACCATCTTTCATCTTGCGACCCTTTAGGTTCTGCCGTGTCTGCTTTGCAGTCGGCTTGTCACCCATAATGGTACTTTTTGTTTTCTGTATCTTTTGACGAATGCATCCACCCTTGCACAAAAACGGGTTCTCACATGCTTCACCTGTAACAGGACACTGCATCATTTCTTCCTTTTCTTTTTCATAGGAACACAGCGGTCTTTACCGCCCTTGGTGCCAGCATAGCGATAACCTTTCCAGCAGGCTTTGCCATCCGCACCTTTTTTCTTGGTAGTTTTCTTGGCCATGATAACCCCATTAGTTGAGGCAAACATAGCACACTAGGCGATGCCGCGCAAATTCCTTCTTATCGGCCCACTGCCCCAGTTATCTGCTGGCCTATAGCCAACCGCTAGGTATCTAAACGCATCAGCGCCGTGCGATGTCCAATCATGCAGTGGACGACCCCGCCATGTCTTTAGCTTTTCATCGAAGTCTCTGCGGTACTGGCGCAACGCCTCTATCCCGCGCTCACAGTTCCCGCCATCAAACCAACACCGCGCAAGCATAGATCGTGCGGCCTGTATTCCGTCATCTACTGCTAGTTTCGGCGCAATCTCAATGTCCCGTACGCCCAGCGCCTCAAGTGTTTCAAGCCTGCTTTTGCCCGTCCCCAGTTCTTTGACTTGCACGTCATGCGGCAAAATGTGCTGTTCGTAGTGATACGGCTTTTCTTTGAGAACCTTGGCATATGCGTCTAAACCTACCCCGCTGTTTTCATGGTAGTCAATTATGCGTATCTCTTGACCAGTGTATTGCGCAAACCAGATCGCTGTACTGTCGCCTATACCCAAGTCCCATGCAGTGACCACGCCCAGCGCTGGATCGTATGGCACACGACCAATGCGGCCATCCCTTGTGGCGTCCTTCATTTCGACTGCGTAATAAGCCCCTTGGATCGCCGCTTCGAAAGAACACTCAAACTCTTGCTCGTAGCGGTCATCGCCCATTGCCCGTCGCGCTTCGTCAAGTTCTTCTTGATCCAGTATTCCTGTTTCCGACGCTTTGAACATTGCACAGTACCAATTGGGATCGGTTTTTGCGTTGTTATAGATTTCCCAGAACTCATTTTTGCCCTTTGGTGTTCCAATGAATGTTGCCTTGCCCTTTCGATCTGCCAAAGCTGGACGGATGACTGTAGGCCACGCGGACGCAGGGAAGTCTGCTGGCTCATCAGCCACGACGCTATCAAAGTACAAGCCGCGCATAGCATTGTAGTTATCTGCGCCGAACAAACGAATACGCGCACCGTTGGGGAAGTCGATGCGTAATTCAGCGATGTTTACTTTGATGTCAGGGATCGCGGCTGTGTATTCCAGCAGGTAGTCCCACGCTATGGCTTTTGATTGGCTGAGGTAAGGAGCAATGTATGCGACACGCACGTTATCAAGGGGAGTGGTATAACATGCTCTGATAAGATCATTGATAGCAGCAACCGTTTTGCCGAACCGTCGATGAGCCACAAGGCAAGCGTATCGCTGTTTCCTATTGTGAAACTCAATCGCTTGTTCCCGTGGAACATATCCAGTACGCACACGGATCGTGTCGCCTTCGTCAATTACTCGCCCCATTCGACGACGACCTTTTTAGCGCCTGAGACTTCTGCATTGACCTGCATTGGTAGCACTTTGCCCATCAGCGTCATAAACGACTGCGGATTAGCTTTAGCCTGTATACGGAGATAAGCTGTCATGCCGTCTTTGCGCGCTTGCTCTACAAACCGTGGGTCTGCGTTCTCTGCGTTCTCACCATACATTTCTTCTACCAAGTCTTGACCTGCTAGTTCTGCGGCAAGGATGATGCTGTTTTTCATCAAGCCTGACGTTTTGTTTGGTGTGCCTTTCTTACGGCCACTTCCCTCTACTTTAGAGGAATGTTCGCTGTTTGTTGTCATAGTACCGTCCATTGTGGGTGCGTCTATATGTTGTGTAATATAACCTAGAAGATAAAAAGAAAAAAGCCCCCG